CGATCGTGAACGTCACGGCGTCGTCAGCCTGGACGGGGCTCGAAATCGTCATGTTCGTGTACTGCCCGGACCGCGAGGTCCACACCTTTTCGGGGTCGTTGTTCGTGTTCGCGAAGACCCGGCGCTGCTGGAAGTACGTCACCGTGCTGGGGTACTCGTCCGCGGCGTTGAACAGTGTCCGAGCGACCGGCGGGGTGGCGTTATTGTCCGGCGTGACCCCGACATCGTTGAAGCTGTTCCCGGCCGCGGTGCCGATGAACCCATACACCCCGCTGCCGATGTAGGTCTCGCGGTACACGTAGTATTCCTGGGCATCCGCGACCGCGGTCCAGGTCAGGGCGTTCGGCGCGGAAGCGGTGGGTGCGGCGCAGTTGTTGGTCGCCGCCGTGGAGGCCAAGCTCTCCTCGTAGGTTTCGGCCGCGACGGCAGTGACGACGTAGCTGTATGACAACGCACCCGCCGCGAAGGTGAACGCCAGCCCCGTCGGAGCCGCCAGGATGGGGAGAAAGCTCACTGCGGATATACTCCAGCTCGTGCTCGAGGCCCGGGTCAAATCCCGCGGCGCGTAATTGGGGTGCGTGATCGTGACCACATTCCCGGACTGGACGAATTGCAGGGCGCGCAGATCGGCCTCTGCGAACGGCGTCGCGATCTCGTAGACCCGATCGGCCGTACCTCCGGAGGTGTACGCATCGAATCCCGTGGAGTCGACATTCGTCCCGTCTAGGTATTGCAACTCGAAGGTATTGGCGCCGGCGTTGACGTTGGCGACCCGGAAATTCCGCCCGTTGACTTGGGTCATGCCGCCAACCCCGGACAGCGCGACCTCCTGTCCATTGCTCGGGTCAGTGCCGGTGTAGGTCAGCACCGCCGGGTTGGCTTGGGTGATGCCGGTCACCACCAGCGCCAAATCGGTTACCTGGGCGCCGTTCTGAATGACCCGCATGTACAGGTCGCCGAACTCCAATACGTAGGTCTGGTCGGTATTGAAGACGAACTTCAACAACCGGGTCAGCTTGGTGGAATCCTTGACCTCGGCAACGAACTCCGATCCCGTCCGGTTCGCCACACCCCCGTACCGTTGCACCTTGAAGTTCCGGCAGGTCCGCAGGCCGGTCTGGTATTTGACGGTATCCCCACGGCCATACAAAGCCGGCGAGACCTCGCCGCCTGCGAACGATCGTTGAAGGGTGCGCGCCATGGCTCAGGACCGCGCGCGGATGGACTCGGCGTCGGGCGGGGCGTCCTGACCGGCCTCGTTCTCGGCGGTGGCGCGGGCCGAGGCTAAAAAGTCAAGATAGGCTTGCTGCGACTGGGCAACGAGTTTCGGATCCCGGGACAACGGCCCGCCCACCCGCGCCCCGATCAGCGAGGCCAGGGCCATGACGAACAACGGGTCGAAAATCTCCGGATCGGTGATGCGAACCGTCACGCGCGCAACGGCCTCCGGTTCATCGGTGTAGATCAACCGGCCGGAGGCATCGCTGCCGATCACGAACGGAATCCGGCTGGTATCGGTGCGAGTAGCGCCGACGATTTTCCGCACGGCGAGGCAGGTGGACGGATACCGGTAGGAGTACGTCCACTCGGTATTTGGCTCCTCTTCCACCAGGCCCAGCGTCTTGTATTGGCGCGCGAACGGCCAATCGAAGTCACGGAGCACGAGATCCCGACAAGGGACGAACACCAGGTCGCACTGATTCGCCGCCTCGCTGCCCTCGTCGAGCGCGGTGATTCCTTGGCTGATCCCCAGACCCGCCAAGCCGAGATTACAAATCTCAACCTCCGAGGACATGGGTTAAACCTTCGGACTGGGACGAGGGGCGGGTTGCAAACGCTTTCTGACGGCCATCGGGATCTCCTAAAAATACAGGGGGCACGCGGCCCCCTGGAATAGCTGAGTCACTGCCAACCGGCATTAGTCCGTCAGGTCAGTCGGCTCGGGCTGCTTGGGTCGCTTGGGCGCCATCTTTTTATCGAGCATCTGCTTCTCCGCGGCAACGGTCTGCCGGTTGAGCTCGCTGAACGTGGCAGGTTCCTCCGGGGGCGCGGACTTGGTCTCCTCCGCCGCGCCAACCGGCACCGCCCACTTCGGGGGTTTCTTGCCGGCGGGGAGGTGGAACTCCTGCCCCGGCCGGACCCGGGCCCCTCTGATGAACCCCAGTTGCTTCGCTTTCATGCGCATGTCAGTACCCTCTTCTGGTCAGGGATTACAGGCCGTCGGCGACAGCCTTCCACTGACCGGCGTCCATGGTCAGGTACGCACTGAACGCCCCGGCCGTGACACCGCTCACGCCCGCGCCGACCTCCTGAAGAATGCCGAGATACCGTTCATAGGCCGGCTTCCCTGTCGGTAGTGGGATCACGATCTTCGCACCCGCCACCAAATCAGCCGGCAGGAAGTCCTGGGTCCGTGCGTGCTCGGTCGCCGTGCCATCGACCGCGATCGCAGCCGCCGCGTCACTCGCCAGGATGAAGCGCGTGGGGTTGCTGTCCGCGGACACGAAAGCGGTGTCGATGGTGATGACCAGCGCCGGCTGGCCGCCCTGGAAACCGTCACCGACCGTCGACCCCAGGTCGATCACATCACCCCGCAGGGTAGTCGTGGAGGCGGCCGAGCTGGCGGTCACGGCGTCGCAGAATTCACTACGTTCGTCAAGAATCATGGTTGTGTTCCTCTCGTCAGGGGGCGGGCTTAGATGCCGGCCTCGGTGTTGGTGATGGCGTCGCAGCGCTTGACCGGGATGCCGTCGAACATCGGATCGCTGCGGGTCTGCCCGAAGCCGTTCTTGATGTGCTCGATCGTCAGAGTCGAGGCGACGATCTTGTTGAACATCTGACGGCGCAGGAAACCACGCACCGTCCGGTTCGCGTAGAACACCGGCCGGCCGGCGTTGAGCGACGGCACCAGGTCCACCGCCTGCGCCATGAGATCGAGCAGGTCCGGACCCGTGGCCGCATCCTTGACCAGGTTCTCGGCGTCGATGTTGATACGCACGACGTAGCGCCAGTCGCGCACCACCAGGCCGCAGTCCCAGCGGTAGTGCGTGCGGTACATCTCGGCGCGGCCGTTGCTGCCGTCGATGTTCTCGACGGTCACCTGGCCCTTGTCTTCCATCTGCAAGCCGCCCTTTGATCCCTTCGGGTAGATGCCGTGCACGGTGTTCTCACCCCACACGATCAGCCAGATCGACGAGTTGTCACTGGCGTCCGGGGTGGCGGCGTCGGTCAGGATGTTGCCACCGTTCTCGGCGGTCTGATCGTTGAACCGCGGCGCCAGCCCGGTGAACGCCTCGGGCTCGGTCGAATCGTTGCCGTAGATGAGGGTCGAGGCAAATTCCTGGTTCATGCCCTCGATGTGCGCGCGGTCTTCGCTCAGGCGGAAGGCGGCCGTGTTGCCGTTCAAATCGGCAAGGGCCTTATCGACCTCGGCGTAGGCCTCGAGCATGCCGCAGTTATCGGTCACCTGCACGGTGCGGCTCTTGGTCGGCTGCACACCGCCGTAGAGCTTGCGCCAGGTCGGAGCCGGCAAGCCGGAGCGAATCGTCGACCGGTGGCCGGTCGTGAGATTGCCCTCCATCATAACCATGTCATCCAGGATGGGATTGGTCAGGTTCAGGATCTCGATGATCTTGTCGATCTTGCCGTCCGGGTCGAGTCGCTTGGCGACGTCGTACAGGGTCGGGTTCACAGTGGAGAGAGTTGCCATAGGTCGGTCCTCAAGTAGGGTTCAGTTGTTCGGGTTTAATTCATGCTGGGGAACATCGTCTTCGCCGGATCGCCAGGACCCGGACTGTCACCCGCGCCGCGTGTCGTAAATGCGTCCTCGGAGATTGCGCGCCCGATCTTGGAGAAGATGCGCACGAGTTCGGGGTGATTGCCAAAGCCGGTCTCGTTCAACACCTTCTTGAACTCGGGGGTCGCGAACATTCGCATCGCCTTGTCGGCCAGGAACGAGGTCTCGGTGAACTTCTCGCCGCCCAGCTCCTTGTCGTTGCGAACGTCTTTCGCCCACTGCGCGACGCGTTCCTGGTGCGCCACTTTCACCTCGTTCTCGTAGTACTCGGCGAAGCTCTCAAGCATCTGGCTGTCGCGTTCGACCAATTTCTGCGTCGCCTCGTTGGAGAGATTCAGCTCGCGTGCGAACGCGCTGATTCCTTCCAAGGCGGCAGGGTCGAAAATCGAACCTTCCGGCAGCTTAAGATCGTATTTTTCGGGGGCGCTCGGAGCGGGGTCACCGGCTTTCGGGTCAGCCGCCGGGATCGCGCCGCCGAGCAGCGTGGGATCAGTGGCGGGCGCCGGGGTCGCGGGAACCGCAGGATCCCCGGAGGCAGCAGGGGCGGGCGTCGCGGGGGTGGCGTTCGGAGCAAGCGGGTCGGTCATTTTCCAAGTCCTTCCAGTCGCAGTTGATCGTTGTGTTCCTTCTCAGCCAGGAGCCAAAGCTCCGGGCAGTGTTCTTGTACTTCGGAAAGGAGCTGCAACCCCACGTTGCGCGAGCCCTCCAGAAAATCCTTGTCGCTGTCTCGCCCGGTCGGGCCGTACAAGTACGTCGACCGGTAGACGCCGGCGATGTCCACAATCTGCCGCCGAATGAACCGCCGCCCGTACGGCGTGCCCATCAGCGCCTTCAAGTCGTTTACCTCGCGCTCGCGCCGGAGCTTTTCCTTCTGCGCAGCGGTCTCGACTTGCTTCGCGTCGGCGCTGTTGTGCACAAAGGCCTTTCCGTTCATGGCGCCGATTAAAGGTGCTATTTTTCGCGCTGTCTACTTTC